TGAGAAGCAACACTCATATTTAAAACACTACTATCTACATTTTCTGTGATATTTACGTTTTTAATTTGACCAGTAAAGTAATTAATTGCACCTACAATATCTTCATTGACATCAAAGTAAGCTACATACACATTAACAACTTTATCAGTGAAAGCACCAGTTCTTACAAGTTGTCTTACTTGATTGGTAACATTAGAAAAAGATAGGTTGATGTCATTGACTTGTAGTTGCCCTGTTTCAGTAGTTGTATCAACTGCTAAAAAAGAACCACCAGCTTCATATGAATTAGAATCATAAGTAACATCTCTATAAAAATCAGTAAGCCTTATAACAGTAGATAGGTTTAATTCTACAAGGAAAGCAGTTTTAGTTTGTTGAGCAGAAACCTGAGCTTGTAATGCTGTTGATAAACTTCTTGGCATTACTCAATGACCTCTCTTACATCAAAAGAAATGTTGTAGAAACCACTTATGTCTGTGGTGTATCTAATTTCATCATTTGCAAGATAAACATTAAAAAGTGGTTTGTTAACTGTAACAGCTTCATTGTTAGCAACAGCAGCAACTAAATTAGGTTGTATATTTACAGTAGCACCACCGCCTGATGCAGTTACTTCATCTTGCACCATGTAAACTTTTGTATGACCTGCAAACTTAATTAAATCACCTGCTCTCAATGCATGATTAGTATGTGAAAAGCCATCCATTGGTACAGCACTTGCACCTACTGAAGTTGCACCATTAACAAGGATATCAGTTTCATTTTTGCTAGTACCTTTGTTATCTAAAGGTGCTGCAATAGTAAAGTTTTCAAAACCACCTTTTTGCTTAGATAAAAAAGCAAATATTTCTTGAGCTTTTAACTGTTCTAATGGTGGCATTTGTACTGTAAAAGAAAAGTATTGTGCACCTATTTGTCTTGCTGATTTCTTACCTGATAATGTTTGATTTAATAGTATTGGTCTATTATCTGTAAAAACTAATGATCTAAAGTTTGGGTCTGTTGGAAATTGTCCTGACATTATACGACCCCCATTTTGCCTTGAGTATTCATGGCATTGTTAATAATTGATGTTATAAGTCCTTTTCTTGATGTTAGTAACTGGTCAAATCCAGCAGCATCAACTGTTGATATGTTGAAGTTTACTGTAGCACCACCGCCAACTGATTGACCTTTTGTGTGATCTACAACAGTTTCATTTGGATGAACCATAGCCATAAAGCCACCTTTACCATCTAAACCACCAGCTCTTACACCAGCACCAGTAAAGCCACCACCATCAAGCGTTATTTTAGGCATAAAGCTATCTAATTTATCTTGCGGTGCTTCTAAGTTCTTTCTTGTTTTAAATAAATTGCCTATATCTTCAATATTTGAAGTTATCATGCCTACTAATTTTTGTACTATAAAAACTTGTATAAGCTCATTAATAACTGCTCTAGCTACACTAGTTGCTAAATCTTTAAAATCTAAAAATTGTTGACTTGTTAAATCAAAGAAATCTGTGAATGCACTTGTTAATTGACCTTCTACTGTATTTGCAAATTCTTTTACTACTGTAATATTTTCTTTTAATGTTGTTGGGTCAAACGCATCTTCTGTGACCCCTGTAAAATCTATAAGTGCTGATTTTGATTTTTTTAGTGCTGCTATTTGCTCTTCCAATGCAGACTTTTGAAATTTTAATTTATATGGGTCAACATCAACCTCTATACCGCCTTCTATAGCAAAACCACCAGTTTCTTCTATTTCTTTTAATATTGTTTCAATACCAGTTAAATCACTTTCTAACTCACTCAAAGTTTTTCTTCTTTCAACTATTCCTAGTAAATCTAAAAATTCTAAAACTGATGTTGATACAGATACAAATGCTTTCTGTAATGGTAGCAATGTTGCTCTTTTAAGCTCATTCATTGTGTCATTAAATATTTCAGCTTGTCTTATTGAATCTTCAGGAATAACACCTGTTGCAGACGCAGCTAATTCCTTCATAGCTTCTGCACCATCTTTGCCCATAACAGCAAGTTTTACACCTGCTCTACCCATAAGATCAGCTAAGATAGCATTTTTTTCAAACTGACTACCAACACCATCTAATGCTTCAAATAGTTCAATAAATACTTCCTCTGCACCTTTTACTGTACCATCTGTGTTTTTAACTTGTACGCCTAACTTTTCTAATGTTCTTCCAGCTTCAGTTGTTCTAAGCTGTGCTTGACCTACCATCTTGGTAAAGTTCTGCATACCTTTGTTAAACTCTTCTGTGGCTAATCCTGACTGCTGTGCAGCAAATTGATACTGTTGTAAGAATTTTGTGCTAACACCTATAGAATCAGATACTTTACCAATACTATCTGCAAGTTGGCGGGTTGAGCTGCCAAATTGTGCTAATTGTCTAACAGCAACAACACCTGCAAAAGCACCTGCAAGTTTTCTCATTGCAACAGTAGTTTTGTTAACGTTTTTATTTACAGAATTAAATGCACCTTTGGTCTTATCCTGTGCGGTGATTCTAAATTTATAATCAGTTGCCATTTTTCATTTGCCTATTTTTCTCTTCTAAGTAAGCTATCCATCCAGTGTACTCAGATAAGGTCATTTTTTCTTCTAGTTCCTGTAATGTGCAATGCAACATTTCAGCTAGATAGTATTTAGCAAATAAGTCCTTATCCTCTACTACTTTTTTGCTTGTTCCTCTACACTTGGACTGGACATGATTTCAGTTGCTACTCTTGCAAGTACATCTTTATCAACACCATTCATAAGTGCATGTTTGTCTGAAAGATCAAATACTTTTTCACCTTCAGAATCTAAGGCTTTATATATTAAGCAATAAGCCATTAAAGCAACATCATCGTCTTTTGCATATCTTTGCAACTTAGACATTTCTGCTAACGTCAATGGCTTTGCATATATCTTAAGAACCTTATCTCCTTCACTCCATTCAGGTATCTCTATCTCTTTGATTTCTAAAGAATCAAAATGAGCTTTAGCCTTTTCTATTATTTTCATACTTCTATACTGTTGTTGATGTTAAAGCACCTGTGCCCTGTACAGAAACACTAGCTTCGATTAATCCATCGAATGATGCACTTCTTGAAACACCAGTAACAATAGCTGTACCAGTATAATAAGTATCACCTGATGCATCACCTTCAGGGTATACATTAAGAGTAACCTCTGAGCCAATAGTTAAAGCACCTTGACCACTTGTATCAGTTTCATCCCAAAATACATCTACACTGCCTGAAAAAGAAGTCAATGATGACTTATAAGTTCTAGCAGAATCACCCATAGAAGTATCTTCTAAAGTATCAGCAGATTCCTCAAGTGAATAAGATCTAATTTCAGCTACAGCATTAGAACCGACTTTAACAGTTCCCTCACTTCCTTTATGTGTTGCCATTTTCTTTTACCTCGCCTTTCGGCTTTTTCTTAGAAGAAGATTTGATTTTGTCTTCCGACTGGATTGCTTCTTCTTTCCAACCCATATTCTTTAATGACTCAACTTTTGAAGGATGAGCTATTATTGAAACTTTACCATTTGGACTAATTAATTTCATAATTATCTCCTATTATACTGCCACATCAGGATTTTTTTCCTTGACATAGTAATTACTTATAAAGGTTAGAGAAACAAAACCAAGTGGCTTCTCACCTTCCGCGTTAAAACTTATTTCAGTTGATTCAATAAATGTATCTTTAGCTAAACCACCTAACGTTCTATCAGCAGCTATAGCTTCTTCAACTTCTTTGCTTATTGTATCAATAGTATCATCAAAATTAGCTGTAGATTTGACATAACCTTCTACTACAACTGACAATTCTCTACTCATAACTCTATCAGTACCTATAACAATAGGCTCTGATGCTTCTGACTTTGTATAAATTAATAAGGCTGGCAGTCTTGTATTGTCTAGTGGGTAAACTCTTGATTGATATACGTTAGAACCAGTGGTAGTTAAACCAGTTAAATTTGTTCCAAAATATTCTCTTATTTGTTGTCTTACATGTGCCATTACACTTCCTCTAATAACAATGAAGTAAACCCTGTTCTATCAGGTTGTATATTGACTATAGTGTAGCTTGTAGCAGGTGTTAAGATATTACCATTAGTATCTGTTATTGCTGAAACATCCAAAGAATCACCGAAAATAATATTAGGTATATCAGTTGTTTTTACTAAAGCAACTGGTTGGAATCCATTAACATCAACAGTGCCACCATCAATGCCAAAATATTCTTGATTAATAATTATGTCTATATAGTACTTGTAAGTATCTACATCTTGCCAAGTATCAATAAGTGCTGTTCTTGCATCCCATAAGGTGGCTGTAGTGCCATAAGTTGCAACTTGACCATGCCCTGTTTGGGTATCTAAATATGCATCAAAATCTGCAGCACTTTCTAAAGCCATTATTTTTTAGCTCTTTTTTTTACTGGCTTAGATTCTGATTTTTTTAAGCCTACACTTCTATTTGTTTTCTTTACTTTTGGCTTTTCTTTGTATAGTTCTGCTTTTTTATTAGCTACAAGATCAAAACCTTGAGCTTGATCTAATTCAACAACATCACCAGCACTAACTCTTTGCTTGTTAGCTATAGTGTCTCTTAATATTAAATATTTATGCATATAAGTAGTGGTGGGGTCTTTCACCCCACCGTTTTTAGTGGTTAAAACCATTAAAAATTATCCGTCATTACCTAGACAGAATGATACTGCATTTCTTACAGCAACATCTATCATCTGAATTCCAACAACTCTTACAGTACCTGAAGAAGAGTTAGTGTATGGGTCAACAATGATGTCTAAACCACCAAAGAATCCAATTAATAGGTCTGAGAAGTTACCAAAATAATGATCACCAGCAGTAGGTTGGTTAGAAACAACAACACCATAATTGTTAATTCTTCCATCTCTATCTACAACAAACTGAGCTGTGCCTGTAGCCTTTTCAGTTGTTTTTAGTGAACCATAGTTATCAGCTCTCATAATGTAAGATAGGTTACCTAATAGTGCATTATCTACAGCTACTTGGCTTTCCATATTCACTGTTTCTGCCCAAGTTGGGTTAGCAGCAGCGAATGTTACAGTATTAATACCTGAAGTATTTTTGATACCAGTTGGGTTGCCTGAAGAGCCTGAACCCTCTAAAGCACCTGAATCAATAGCTAAAGCCATGCTTTGTGCTATGTCATTTCTGATAAGATTCTCAACGTCTAAAGAACTTTGTGTTAAAAGCTGTCTAGTAACATCTGTAAAACAACCTAAAGTCTTAGGTGACATTGTGACACTGCCAATAGCCATTTCTGACTCAGCAACAGCAGTTCCTTCGCTTGATACGAAAGCAGCAGTTGATGTACCAGTTTTCTTAGGTATTTTAACATCGCCTTGTAATCCTCTTAATAATGTAGCACCTGCTGACATTACTGATGAAGAGTTTCTTAATGCCTCAATGAAGTCTCCGCCTCTAAAGTCTTGACCTACCGCACCAGCATCATCGGTTGTATTCAAATCTCTTTGATTCCAATCTCTTAATACTTCAGGTGGTAACATAAGACCCTGAGAGTTTCTACCATATGCTTCAGAAGCAGCAGCTGAACATTCAAATTCAAATTCTGCAGCTCTTTGAGCAGCTCTATCTGAAGGGTTAGCTAGTGCATTAATTCCTCTTACTAAGCTAAATCTCTTCATTTCTTTTTTGCTTAATCCAATATCTTTTGGAGTTTCTAGTGGTTGACTAGCAATAGTTTCTAGTAATTCACCTCTAAATTCTTCAATAGTTTTGTGTTCAGCAATCGCTTTTGCAGCTAAGTCTTTCTGATTATGTCTTTCAGCTAACTTATAAATCTCTTGTGAGTTTCTTTTTAATTCAGCTTTGACTTCTTCAGCAGATTCAGCTTTTACGTTGTCTAAATTGACTTCGTTTTCCATTTTTATCTCCTTGAAAGATTGAGAACGTCCAACACCAACTAGTCTGCTTTGATCTGCTGGGACTGAAACAGAAGAAACTTCCATTGGTGTCCAAGCTGCTCTATATGCAACCTCTTTAGAGTCTTTAATTCTCATTAATTTATTTACACGATATCCGACTGAAATATTCATTCGTATACCATCCTTTACATCTTCAAACACTTCTGAAGCAAGTCGACTTTTACCAAATCGAACTACAGCAATTGTCCTTTTAGCTGTTTCATCAAGTCTGAAATCCTCTATAACACCTATTTGCTTAGTCATGTCATGATCTAACAATAAAGGTGCACGTCCACTGTTAATAAATTCCATATTAACATCATCCGCTTTATGACTTAGTATTTCCATGCCAAATGATCTCTCAACTGGCTCTTCTGAAGATACACCTATTCTTACAGTCCTTGTATCTTCATCAATAAATTTTGCTCTAGATAAATCTATGTTTCTATATCTCATTGGCATGTCTACAACAGTTCTCTCTTCTTCAGGCTCATTATAGTTTTCTTCTTCTACAATATCTTCAACCTCTTCTTCATGCTCTTTTGCAAACTCAACAATAACAGATTCGTCTGTTTCGCTTACGTTTAATATATGTCTATCTTGTTTGTCTTTCATAATTTTATCCTCTTTTTTAGGCATCTTCATTACCGCCTTCAATTATCGGCTCAATAGGTGCTTTAGTTGCACCAAATGGCTGATAAGCTAATTCTATATTATATTCCTTAGCTAATTCTACCTCTTTTTGATGTTGTTCAAATAATTCTTCAACATCTCTACCATAGTTAGCTGATATATCGCTATAGGTTACTGTACCATTTTGCAACCCTATGACATTAGCGTTCATTTCTTTTAGTGGGTCTATCCAAGCAAAGTTTCTTGGTATAAATGTTGCTGATGCTATAAATTTATCCATTTTTTCACTTGGTAGTGTTAAATAACCAAATTCAATGGCTCTATCTAACCATTCTGCAAATATTGGCTCAATCATGTGTTCTATCATAAATTGTTGCCATATTTGATAGCTACTTCTATCCTCTAAACTACCTTGACGAATTGAAGAGTAGTTTACTGATGTTAAATCGTTACTTAAAGCATGATATGAAATGTTTAAACCACTTGCTATGCTTCTTAATACGCTAGAAGTAAAGCCCTCAAATGCACTTGTAGGATGTTGTGGGTCAAATGATTGAAATGATACTCCTGCTGGTAATTGTTCAAACGTACCTGCATTTGCAGTTTGCACTGGGTTACCATCTATTTCTTCTGAGTCTCCAACATAGCCATCACCATCAGGTGAAGTAAAGAAACCCATTTTAGAACTTGCAACTCTTGCAGCAACTATTTCAGCTTCAAGATATGCATTTAATTGCTTAACATTAGCCATAACAGTTGCAATATTAGTAACACCTCTTGTTTGCTCAGGTCTTGTTGGCATATATAGATGTATTATTTCCTCTGCAGGTACAACTATATGCTCATTTTCATTCATGTATGTTCTATCAAATGGATGATTCTTGTAAAGATGGTATGCAACTGGCTTGTCAAACTTATCTACCTCAACACCCATCTTAATTTCATTGCCAGTCTTGGGATTATGCTTATTCAAATCTTCATCTAAGTGATCTGCTTCTAAAAATTGTATTTGGAAGCCAAATGGTGACTCAGGTCTTTTAAGTTTTCTAATTAAAACCTCACCATCTCTTGCTAAGGCTTCAACAGCTATTTTTTGACAATCTAAAAAAGACAATCTGCCATTTGCTGTGCAATTGCCCATTTTGCACCATTGTCTCCATGCATCTTCAATAAGTTTATTAGCTAGTATGTCTAATCTTCCTTGATTGACATTATCATCTAATCTTACCTTTGCACTTAGCCTAATACCTGCTTTACCTATAACATTAGACACCATTAAGTTTAAATATCTTGCTATGTGTGAGTCATTTCTAGCTAGTTCTCTAGCTCTATCTCTTAAGACTCTTAAGTTGTCTTTTATCTCTGCATCTGCTGATGCTGAGCTTGTTATGAAATCTGCAAAAAGCCTACCAGTGTTTGCACCAGCATAGCTTCTTTGTGTTTTAAATTTACGTTTTACTGTTGGTCTTTTAGAACCAAAATTAAATACTCTGTTATACCATGCCATTTTATGTGTAACTTGTAGGGTTGTTTGTGTTTGATGAAGTAAACTTTGTTAATATTGTTGTTCTTGAGCTTTTACCGTTTTTAATTGCAGACTTTTTAACCTCTGCATCAAAATCTGCTTGATATCTGTCTTTTAATTGAAAAAGCTCATCTATAGACATTCTAGATAGTGATCTACCAGCAATAGACATAGAACTTTGATCCATAGTGGCTCTATTTTCTATAACCGCTTTAACTGCATCTAATACTATCTTTGCATGGCTCCTAACTGAAGCACTTGTAGTTGCATAATTGTCTTGCACCTCTACATAACCCTCTGCTATTTTTACCCTTGCAGAATCTGAAGTCCTTGTTATGTAAGATACCCAATTATATTCACCCTTTGTGTAACTTCCTGTACTACTTGTGGAAATTATGTATTCATCATTTGACTCTGTGGCAGTCAGGGTAAAATTAGATGCAGTTGCTCCATCAATGAGATTAAATTCATAAGACAACGAATAATCAGCAGTAGGGTAATCAGTTGCTAAATTATCTTTTTTCCATGCCCAAAAATCACCCAACTGCAATTCATCAGGAACTTCAGTTGGATAGTTGGTTGAATCAAATTTGTTGCTCAAACAAAAACCTCATAATAAATAGATATATCTAATCTTATAATACTTGATAAATCATATTTTTCAATATGGTTACTAGTTTATTTAATATTTCCATGATGTTGCAAAATTCTTTCTATTTATACCTTTTTTAGCTTTTGCAACTCTATTTGGGTCAGGCTCCTGTGCATTACCTGTTAATAACCTTTGCTCTATGACATCAAAGTTAGGATTTAAAATGTATGCAGCAGCTAAAGCATAACAAATTGTATCTAGTGCTTCATTACGTTCTCTTATCTGTTTCCAATACAAAGTCTTTCTACCTTTTACAAATTTAACAAATCTTTGCTCTGCTGTAAGTTGTTTAAAATAATCTTCATCTAGCTCACTTGCAAAGTGCAGGGTAGAGTAACCATACTCAACAGCTAACCTAGAATAAATAACTTCTTTTGCTGTGTCACTTCCTACTGGGTATAGGGTGTTGCTTTCTTTGCCAACTTTGGTTGGTTTGCCTACAACAGTCTTTCCACTTTGTGATTGACCTTTAATTGCAAATATTCTTCTGCCTTTTTTGTTTTTAGTGAATGAATACACCATTTGTGTTTGGAAGCCTGAGTCAATGGTTGTACATGCTATGTTCATAGCTCTACCTGACAGTGTTTTGAATTTAGTCATCAAATATCTGTCCAATTGACCCCAAACGTCCTGTTGACCTGTAGAACCATACAAAATCTTGTATTCAACCACCCACATTTCATAATTATGTGAAAATGCTACAACTTGACACTCTAAACGGTCTTTTTGCACATCAACTCCGCATGTAAGCACTAATGCTTCATCAGGTATGCTTTGACCATCATAGCTCTCTCTTCTTGATAATAACCCTTCTGCTTCTACTGCTTCTTCAGGCTCAGGCTCCCATGTCTCACCCAAACTTGTATTTATAAATGTTTTTAACATTTCAGGCTGTTTTTTAGATTCTAGAAAGTTTTCTGCCATTGATGCCCATGTGCTAAATACTGAGTAAAGCTCGTTTAAATGAAATCCTGCTGTTTTTTTAGTTTCTGCTGTAGCTCTCCACTCACCATTCTTTAGCATCTTATGTTTTTTAGATTCTTCAATAACACATCCATTCTCTTCGCATGTATAAATTGCTGTTTCAGGTTGATTGTCTTCCCATATAACATTTGACCATTTAAGTGTTTGCATATGTCCACATTCAGGACAAGGCACATAATAGTATCTTTTATCACTTTCCTCAAAAGCAGCTTCAATACGAGATAGACCTTTTACTGTTGGCGTGCTACATAAGTAGATTTTGCGATTAAAAAAGGTTTGCGTACGTTTTGTCGCTAATAGCACTGGGTCACCTTCACTTCCTACACTTGCTTCCATTCTATCAACTTCATCAATACATAATAATCGCACTGCTCTACTGGCAACTGATGCTGCAGAATTAGAACCAACCATGTTTAGTGTAGTTCCACCTAAGAACTTCTTTGATAAGACTGTGTTTGAGCTATCTTTACTTTTTGACTCATTAAGTCTTGCTTTTAGAACTGGTGTATCTCTTAGCATGTTTGCTAGTTTCTCTTTACTGTAAGCCTGAGCCATCTGCAAAGTAGGTTGCATAACTAAAATTGGTGAAGGTTGCATATGAACGTAGTAACCAACAACATTGTTCAAAATTTCTGTGGCACCCACCTGTGCTGATTTCTGCCAAACTATACGTTCTATCTTAGGGTCAGTGAATACATCCATGATCTCTTTTTGGTATGGTGCATAGTCAGTTCTGTACTTTCCGCTTACAGCTGATGATTCAGGTGATAAGAATCTATATTTGTCTGCCCACTCAGATATCTTCAGTTCTGTTGGTGGTTTCCACTGCTCTTGTACTTGTTTCAGTACGTTCTGCATATTCTGCTGGTATTCCATCTCCTGATAACTCCTCTAATGCTTCATGTATACTATTTTTGATTAAATCCGTTGCTTGGTTGTAATCTTCTGCTGCTAATACCTGATGTGCTAAGTTTGTTGGTATATTTAAGAACTTAGCATGTGCATTGCCTACCAAGCTACTCCAAGTGTCTCTAACAAGTGATGCAGGTATTAATTTTCCTTCTAGCTGATTAACTTCTAGTTCTGCCTTGTCTGCTTGAAACTTTTTCAGCCTTGTAGACTCTTCAACAATATCTCCACTGTTACCACTCTTTTTGTAGTGATTCTGTGTTTTTCTTAAATGTTCTAAATACTCACGTCTTGCAAAATCTATGTCTACTGGTGATCTGCCTTTACGTATTGTAATTATGCCATTTTTAACGAGGTTTCCCACTGCTTGGGGTGATATGAACAAATGTTCAGCTAAATCCTTCTGCGTAGCCATGCGTTAACGTGAATAAACCTGATTTTGTTGACCTTCGTCTACAAAAATAAAAAAATCGCAACC